CTACGAAAAGCAAGAAGAAGAAATCAGCAAACCTACAGAAGTAACAAATACAAGTCTGATAGATTATCTGAATTCTAAGTACAACGGAATTTTTGTTAATAACTATGAATATCCAGAAATGATAGATGGTTATTTCAACAATGGTTTTAGTTTCTGTATATGGAAAAAGCCAAAAGGTAACATATATGAGCTTTCTATCTATTTCAACGGAGATCTGGATGATGTTCATCAATGTGATGGGATTGGATCTCTAAAGAAGTTAATTGATGAAACGTACAATTCGAAGAAAAGCGGTTATCAGTTAGTTCATTGTGGTCAGTGCTGGATGCATAACACAGATAAATGCTATTCGCTGAAATATCATATTACAGGCATGAAAGATGAAAACATGTGCGGCCAGGGTGAACTGTATGAAACGAATCTGGATCATTTTGAGAAAGAGATTTGCAATGTACTAGGAGAGGATGACATAGCGCCATGTTCAGAATATGGAATCCTTAACAAAGATGGTTCATTCTTCAATTGCAGGAACAGGAGAAAGCTTGGTTTTAAATGCACGGATTGCAAGTTCTGCTGGAACAGAGAAACAGGAAAAGAATGTGATGCGAATCACATCAGTTGGTCACATGCAATATGGCAAGGTAATAAGAAATGAACCAGTATTGTCGATATTGCAATAATCTTGTGACTGGAAATGGAACATATTGTGAAGCTAAGGAAAAAGAAATTTCAGATAGAGCAGCATCCAGAATTAATCATTGCAAAAAATTTGAATTTAATGAAATAGATGCATATGACATCAAACGGAAATATAAGCCTAGAGAAAATAAGAATGATAAGCCAAAAACGTTTGATACTGTAAGCCTGTTTGATGCTCAAAGTCATCAATGCTATTTAAATCCAGAAGATGATTGTAATTTCCGAAACAAGCGTGATGTGGCGGTGATGATACTTGGCGTTAGATGTAAAGAAGATGCCTGCTGCCGAAGATGCAGAAATAAGTATTGCGGTGCCAGATGCAATTATGCACCAGTAAAGGAGATCAAATGAAGAATATTGAAAGACTAGAAGTGCAAGGCGTAATTCTTTCTATTATGTTAGGCAAATTAACAACATATAACGGAATAAAAGGATTAATCAAATTGGGATTTCATACTGAAATTGTTATGGAAGGTGATTTTTACTCATATCTATTTTCAGATTTGAAAAAGTGGTTCAATTCCGAGTATGTCGAACCGCATAAGTGGGAACAATGGGAATTGGAAGCACTAAGCCATATAAATAAGAATTTAACAACTATCACAAAAGATAGCAATGCTTGTCAATTTATGAATTTTCCATCAATGAAAGAAAAAGAAATCATAAACATAGACGAAGAACTGGAAAGGAACGGTATGCACAGATGAGTGATGTGCTTTTACTTATTGCCGGGGATGAATTAGCAGAGCATTGTATTGGCTATGATAGAGCACAATATCCATATCTTTATATAAGACATGGAAAGAAATTTTATAAACCGTATAGAAATTACTTTTCTTGCAATAAAAAGGACAGGATTTGGGAAGAATTGAAAGATGCTGGATATGCTGATTCTTGGAGTGAAGAAGATTACGGAACAACAACGTACTTTATGACAAGAAAAGGTCTTGATTGGTTAGGCAATTATCTTGATGTGATAATTCGTGATTGCAAATGAAAGGAACGGTATGAGCGTGAATGACAAGTTTTAATGATTTAAACAAAGCGGTACATACAATTTCTAGCTTTGATGTTCCATGGAATAACAGACTTACACGTATTCCATACTACTATGCAGAGGGAGAACAGTATCTTGTAAAGCACAACGATAATATCAATATCGTTCATGCAAAGAGTCCATTCGAAGCAACAGAAAAAGTTAAGCCACAAATTAAAACAGCAAAATGGAAAGTGTTTGATGATGAGAAATATCCTCAATGTACCAGTTGTGGAATGTGGATGCCTTTTGCAAGATACAGACGTATAACAGGTAGAAATGCTAGAGAAGTTACAAACTTCTGCCCATGGTGTGGGGCTAAGATGATTGCAATAGATCAATGTTCTGATTGTCCTAACGCTGAAAATGGTTGCTGGAAAGATAGCGGTATTTGTTACTCATGCCGTGAAGATGCATGGATATATGGAAAACCAATCAGAGTATATGAAGAATTAAAAGCAAAGGAACAGGAGAGCAAAGAATGACTAGATACATTGATATTGACAATGCAGTAAAGTTTCACATAGAAATACCAAGAGGAGTAAGAGAGCAAGATTTTTTAGAAGGAATTGATTTTGCACTAAAAAATATTGAAAGTGAACCAATGGCAGATGTTCAGCCAGTAGTGCATTGTGTAAAGTGCAAATATAGAGACAAAATGGAATTTTGCATTTTAAATGACATATTTATCAATGAAAAAGATTTTTGCAGTAAAGGTGATAAGTTGGATGGTGATGAACATGATACAGATTGATATTAAAATGCCTACATGCTGTTCTGATTGCCCATTAGTTAGATATTCTCCTTGGGGAACATTCTGTAATTTAAATTCAGATATAGTCAGTATTGAAAATTTAAAAACATATTCAAAAGCATCTAAACCAGATTGGTGTCCATTAAAGGAAGTTGGTGATAAACATGACAACGGATGAAGTGATTAAGTATCTTGAATATGCAGATGATTTTATGAGGCATAACGCAGATTGGCATGATAGAGAAGCTATTGATTTGGCTATCGAAGCATTAAAAGGTGAAAAATCATATCAGAAGACAATTTACAAATTGACAGAAGAACTGAAAATGAAGGACGAACCAGTAAGAGGTAAAACAACAATATGTGGTCATACAATTCCGGAAATTATAAGGATATTAGATGAACATGATTATAAAACACAAGGTTGAAGTATTGTGCGGCAAAGATGACTGTGTGTTTAACGATGAAAACTGTCATTGTAAAGCTAAGATAATTATTTTTAGTGGAGCAAAAAAAGATAGTTGTGATAGCTATATCAAAGCAAACAGGAAGGGCAAGGAATGAAGAAAACAGAAAACACATTATTATGTTGTGACTGTAATGTGTCTCCAACGTTACTTGTTGATTATCTTGCTGGTGCAAAGAAGACGAAATACTTCTTACGTTGTCCGGTATGCCGAAAAGAAACAAAATCATACGTTTCATCGCAGACGGCAATACACAACTGGAATGAAATGAATAAATAGCCGTGAAATTTAACGCTGGTGAAGGATGATTCCAAAGAATGAATATTCTACCGTTTTAGTTCAAACGTTTCTCTAACGAGAAAAAAAGGGGTGAAAATGAAAGATAATGAATTACAGCTTGTACGCTGGTTCAAGAATGAATTAAGTGCCTCAATCAGTAACGGTAATATCGTGGATGAATTAAAAGAAAGATTAATGATTTTAGACAATCAATTTGATACTCATTCACCTAGTATGTCGGGGATTCATTACACTCCACAAGAAAAGGATTCCCAATTACTAAAGTACACCGTCAAGCGTGAAGCCATCTTGAATCAGCTAAAGAAAGAAGAAGTAAGGGGGAAACAGGTACAAGCAATATTATCTTTAATGCCGGAAGACAAGAGGAAAACAATCACAGATATTTATTCCAAGAAAGTAACATGGGAACAGGCAGCGTTTAAAGCTGAAATGACCCGCAAAGGTCTGAATAATCAGTTGAATAAAACTATTAAACAGGCAGTTGATAATTACTTTGAGAATCTTTAGATAAGAACAGGAGAAATCCTGTTTTTATTTAAAAAGGCGGTACTATGACCGCCAGTAATTATTATTTTGAAAATCCTCTCATACAGTATTTTGACAATTCACTATCACATATACCATATTCAACACATTTATGAAGTGATTCTCTTGCATCATTCCAATCAATGAGTTCAAGACTATAAGCTAACCGTATTTTTCCAACAGCAATTTCATAATGTTCGGAATCAATTTCGTTTTCTATTTCCGTTTTTGCTGTCTTCTCCATTGTTTCTTTATTCATCTTCATTATTCTCCGTGTATTCTTCCAAATCCTCAAATCCGTTTGTCTTACTGTAAATAGTTAGTGCCGCTTTGATAAACTGTGTTTTGTTTGACAGATTATTCCATATATCAATCTCTTTTTGGTCTGTGTTACGGTTTAGACGGCATGAAACAGTAAGGGTATTGTTTAAATTATATTTCTTCTGATAGGCTAGTTTATTCTTAGCCCAATTAGGCATTTCCTTTGCATCATTCATATTAACCTCTTCTCTGAATTTCTAAACCAAGTTCTTCTTTGGCATAGCGTACAATCGCATCTTTGATTAACTTGCTCTTGTTTGGAATTAACCGCCATACCTCAATCAGTTCGGCATCTGTGTCTTTGTTCAAACGGCAGCATATACCAACGGTCATTTCCTTGTTGTACTTCTTCTGCCATTCCAACTGATTTTCATACCATGCTGGTCTTTCTTTCTTTTTACCCATATTAACCACCTCAAACTTATTGTATTTCAAATACAGTTTGTAATCAACTTTTATAAAGATGGTCAATCATATCCCAGCCAAAGCGGATAAACTGGTAAATATTAACGTCTTTATTACCAATCTTAAAGGAAACAAGAGGGTGCATGAATAATGTCTTATGCGCCCTCACTGCATATCTGATTTTTAGTCTGGTCTTTTTCTTCATCAATCCTCCCAGCGTTTGTCTTCATTAGCAACCATAAGAATACTGGTTTTTGAACCTCTGCGGCAATAGTTAACATGCTCCCTGTTATAGCAAAGTATTTTTGCCGGTTCAAGACTGCTAAATGAATTTACTGATTGAACATAAACTCCATTAACAAGTTTATGAGGCAAATAAACGGTTCTGGTTCGTGAAAAATCTAAACCTTTATCAGTCATAAAACCTGTTTCAATTCCGGTAGAAATATAATACTTCTTGTCTTCGGTAAACCATTCATCTATACCACTTACTTTTTTGAATTTCATCCTTTTACCTCCTTCCATGAATCACTAGATGTATTCAATGCAGCCATAGCGTATTTTGGCTTAGGGAAAATCTGATTGATAAACTTCTTCCCATTTGCCGTTTCTGCTACGACTTTAAAGCCAAGCCAAACTTCTTCGATACTGGCGGTGTTTCCTTTTGAATCCTTGAATAACTGTTTCATATATCCTCCTTAAAAACTTGCGTATGGTGAATTTGCGTATTTGCTTCCGACTTCTCTGTTCAGCTCAGACAATTCCGTTGGGTTAATATCAAAGTAATCAGGATGTTCTTTAAATTTTCTGTTGATTGCTTCGATTAATGGCTCGCTCGTATGACGGTCATAATTGAATCTGATATGAACATCAGGAATTACATATTCTTCATAATCTGAATATTCAACAAACCATAAATTATATCTTTCATCAAACGTATAGTTATAGTCTTCTCTCTGTGTGATAGGTACTTGTTCCCATTTTTCACCACGTACGGTATATGGAAGACAAGCATCTTTAACTCCGTTATCAAAATTGTTTTCTGAATCAGGAATAATGTTCTTATCTAAAGAAGATAAATTTCCCAATTTTAATAACTGTTCGATAAGCTCTGCTGAATTGTAATAAATCTGTAATGTAATTCCAACTCCCTCAATATAACCATCCCAATGACAATAAATGCGTGATTCTGTACCATCAATTCTTCTGATTCCAATAGTTGAATTTGTTGACATATTAGTTTTCCTCCCATTCTAAATGTCCTAACGAAATACCTAAATCAGTAATCATGTTGTGAATGTCGTGAGCATCTTTAATTAATGTTCTAATATCAGGAACACCGGAAACAGAATTTCTAGCTTCTGCCCACATTTCAAAATGTTCATCCTCGTCAAAATCGTTTGCTACTCTTTGAACTTCATCAACGACCCACTCTCCTTTTTCGGTAAACGGAATACAAAAAGAGAAATCTTCTCCTGCTGGTGAATACTGATAAAAATAAATAGCATCATCTTTTACTGCATCTTCATACGTTCCCATTGTCCAATTTTCTTCATTTGCCACTTTTTCAATACGTTCATAATCATTTTTATTCATGCTGTTCTCCTCCAAGGGCTTTCTATAAGCCTGCATAAATTGATAGCTTCATAGTTATGTTTGCGGTCTTCCCAATAGTCACAATATAAAAGGTGAGACAACATAGCCTCACCTTTATCTGTATTCAACTTATCTTTAACTTCATATACTCGTTCTGCAAAGTTAGAAGGATATAAATACTTTGAAATCTTAATAGCCAATGCTGTCTGCGTAATCATACAAAAGCCTCCCAATCAATAACAACATCGTAAATGGCTGCCGATACACTATCCATATTGACATTAACTAAACGCTCATACATAGTATTCTCGTCGCCATACAATAACTTAATGTATATAACTTCTTTTTGGTCATTATCATCATACACAAACTCCCATCCCTTTAAGTTATTTCTTACTTCATGCAATCCATCAAAAATCTTGTTAAAAGCTGATTGAAATAGTTCTGTTTCATGCCCTTTAGTCATCTTCTTTTTCCTCCTGTTTAATGCCTAACAAATCTGCATATTCTTTCAACAATGCAGTACGTGAAGCGTGTTCATAATCATTTAATTCTTTCAACGTTTTATATGCCTCATTAATTACATCGTCCATAATGTCTCCCATATAACTATATGAAGAATAGAATTTACTAACCTTTGATTTTAATGCGACTGCATCTTGAATAATTTCGTGCATCTGTTCAAAACTGCTCATACTTTCAAAACAATCTTTCATATATCCTCCTAATAGTAAACAACA